ATCCGCAGTTGGGCCAACTGCGCAACACGCTCGGCATGTTTTCGAATCCCGAAGCTATCGTGTCGTCGGCAGTCAATTACTCGGTGTACTTAGAGGAAGGCACAAAGTACATGGCTCCGCGACCGATACTGCGTCCGGCCTCAGAAGCCGGGCGCGCAGCATTGCTGAGCAGCATGCCGAAGGTGGCTGACTGAGTGGCTGCTGACCTGTCTCGTGTCAACAAGTGGCTGTATGCGCACCTCAGCGCTGACAGCATTATCAGCACTGGCTCAGGCGGGCGTATCTACGCCGACGAAGCTCCGCAGGGAGCAGTCACGCCACTGGTGCTGTACGCGTTCCTTGGTGGCTCAGACAGGCTTCTCGCGCTGCGAGGGCGGCTCAGTTCGGTGTTGTACTTGGTGCGAGCCGTAAACGACGGCTCGTCGTACGACAGCATTGTGACGATAGCTGATCGTATTGACGAGTTGCTCACGACGGCAATCCCCGATCAGGGCACAGTGGTAGACGACACGCGAATCACATCGTGCTACCGCGAGCAGCCGCACCAGCGCAAAGACTCGTCGTTCGGAGTGCCGGTGGTGTATCTCGGCGGCTACTACCGCATCACGTTTCAGCCAGCGTTTCAATGAACGACCGAGAGTTCTGGACACGAGTCAGGCGCGGCCTGCTCACTGTTGCACTCGCCATCGAAGACGCCAAGATGGACGATCCGTTCTGGCGAGAGATGCGCAGTGGCTTCTTGCAAACAACAAGAGCTATTGAGCATCGATACGGTTTTCCTGCACACAGCAGGGCAACGCTGGGCCAGAACGGCCCGATTCAAGAGCCGCCGGCTATGCCGCTCGCTCAATCTCATACAGAGGGGATTGGTTAGCCCGTGGCTTTCAACTCAGGCAACATTGCAACGTTCACTATCGGCGCGACGGACATTAGCCAGTACGTCACGAGCGTCAGCATCGATATCACGCGCGATATCAAAGACGTGAAGCCCATCGGCGGCTCGGCTGTGTCAAAAGTCGTCGGCCCGTACGCTGGTACCGTGAGCCTTGAGGGCGGCTACGACCCTGCGCTCGACGCGATTCTAGCTCCGCTCATGCTGGCTGCAACTCCAGCAACGTCTACGTTTGCGTATCGTCCGTCAGGCTCTGGCGGCGGCACGAGGGCGTTCTCTGGCTCGGCATATGTTGCGAGCTATAGAGTCGATGCGCCAGGCGACGACACGGCGACCTGGCGAAGTGAACTCGCTGTCGTGGGCACGATCACGAACGCGTAAACTACTTTACTCTCACCATCTCCCCTGAAAGGTTAGGGCGCATGGCATTCGATACTCAGCCGATGGAGCTTCTCACAGCCGACGAAGTCTGGGGCGCAAAAGACATTGAGACAGTCGATGTAGCAGTGCCTCAGTGGGGCCGCGACCAGTTCGGCAAGCCCAAGGGCGTACGCATCCGCACGTTCACCAAAAAGCAAGCCGATCAGATGCGCAAGGACGCCACGAAAAAGCGCTTCGGCAAAGACGAAGTGGACATGGAGATGATGGAAGCTCTGCTGTTCACTGAGGGCGTGATCGTGCCGAAGTTCGAGCTTGCTGACTACGAGCGGCTGCAAGACAAGTCGGCTGTTGCGCTGAGCATCATTCTCAAAGCCATCATGGACGCCAGCGGACTGAGTGACCTCGCAGTCAGCGATGCCACCAAAAGTGTTGCGCGACAACCCGACAATACGAATGGAGTTCTACCTAGCGAGAGAGTTAGGGATGACTCGGGCGGAACTCCTGCGCCGAATGTCGGCGGCTGAATTTGCGCATTGGATCGCGTTCTATCAGATCGAAGCGCAAGAGCGTGAACGCTCTCAGCAGCAAGCTGAAGACAAAGCTCGTGCTCGTGCTATGGCCGGCAGAATGAGGTAAATGGCAACACCCATCGCAGAACTGTTCGTTAGCGTTGGCGCGGATGTAAGCGGAGCTATCCTCGGCTTGCAATCGCTCGCTGGCGAACTGACTGCTGTCAATGGGGCGTTTGCTGCTGCTGTACCGGCAGCAGAAGCGATGGTTGCTGCTGGACTTGGCATTGCTGCGGGGTTGGGCGCGGCTGCAGTTGCAGCAGCCGACTTTCAAGAAAAGATCGTTCAGGTCCGCAACAACACGACGCTGACTGACGAGGGCATGGCTGCAATGCAGCAAACGATCCTCAAGCTCGGTGCTGAGGCTCCGGTAGACCTCAACAACCTGGCTGAAGGATTCATGCACGTGTCGAACTTCGGTTTCGACGCAGCAGAGTCAACCACGATTCTCGAAGCTGCGATGCGCAGTGCTGTTTCAACTGGCGGCAATACTGCCAAAACAGCAGAAGTGCTCGCTGCAGTGTTACACGAGTTCGGCTTGAGTGGCTCTGAAGCTGCAACAGTCATGGACGAATTGCACACTGCTGCTGCAGAAGGCAACTTGACGCTTGAGCAGTTCTCGTCGTCGTTCGGGCAAGTGGCAGCGTTTGCAGCGTCGCTTGGAGTGCCACTAGACGAAGCGGCTGCAGCTATGTCAGCAATGACGCGACACGGCTTTGACGCAGCGACTGCTGCTACGCAGGTCAAAGACTCGTTGGTGCATATCATCAACCCGTCTCAGGAAGCTAAGAAGCAACTGACAGACCTGAGCCAGCGCAGCGGTGTCGATCTGGTTCATGCGTTCACAGCAACAGGTTTGCACGCGCTCGGACTTGAGGGCGTGCTCAATCTGACGAGTGACGCAATGAACAAACTCGGGCTGACGCAAGACGAGCAGACTGCGCAGTGGTTGCGGCTCATCCCGAACATCCGTGGCGGTGTTGCTGGCTTTGTGCTTGCTGGTCGTGGTGCTGACGACTTTGCGAGCATCCTCAAAGACATGCACGAGCAACTCGGCGTAACTGACGAAGCCTTTGCGCGTATCAAAGAAACGACTGGCTTCCAGTTCGGGCTGCTCGGCAATCAGTTCAAAGAGCTTGCGATCACGCTCGGAAGCATTTTGCTGCCGTCTATCAACGGGATCGTCAAGTCCTTCTCAGCGCTGATTTTGCAATTTACGCAGTTGCCGCAAAACGTGCAGCAGGGCATCGTTAAGGTGCTGGCAATCGCATCTGGGCTGCTTACGTTTGGTGGGGCGATGATCTTGCTCGCTCCGCTGTTCGGAGCAGTATTGTCTGGGATCGGCTCGCTCGTTACAGCGTTTGTGAGCCTGAGTCCAGCTATCCTGCTGGGGCTTGGCGTGTTCGCTGTCTTGCGGCAAGCGTGGGATCGAGACATTGGCGGCATCCGCGAAGTTGTAGATCGCTTCTCGAACATTGGCGACATTATCCAAGCTGCACTGAGCGGCAACGTGAGCGCAGCGTTCGATGGGTTCATCGAGGATTTCAAGAGCATTTCGCCAGAGATCCGCTCGTTTATCGATGACGTGCAGTCGCGCTTCAACGGCTTGCAGTCGTTTCTCACGCCGATTCTCGGCAACATCGGCCTTGTGCTCGACAAAGCTTTCTCGGGGAACTTTGCTGGAGCGTTCGACACGCTGCAGGCAATTATCACAGCCATCTCGCCGCAAGTCGGTGGACTCATTCAGAACTTCCGCGACTTTGCAAACCAAGTCGCGCCGGTTATCCAGCAGGGGTTTGTCGCTGCGCAGGGATTCATCAACGATTTCCTGAACACTGCGCGCGAGGTCGTTGCATTCTTGAGCACGACGTTCGGCCCGCTGCTCGAAACAGTCGGTAACTTCGTCGCTCAGCAGATCGGCCCTGCGTTTCAACTCACAGCCACTGCAGTTGGGTTGCTCAAAGATACGCTCGGCGGCGTGGTAGAAAACGGCTTGCGCCCGCTCAAAGTGCTGGTCGATGCGTTTGCTGCTAACCCCGACGCACTGCCGAGTTTCTTCAGCGCGCTCGGAGATGCGCTCCTTGCGCTCGGCGGAAAGATTCAAACAGTTGCGCCAGTGCTTGTGTCGCTCGCAGGACTATTCGGCGCAATCAATAATCTGATCGGCACGATTGCGCAAGTCGGATTTCAAGCGCTCATTGCACTCTTTGAGAACGCGCTGATTCCAGCGTTCCAGAAGTTCGCACCAATTCTAATTGCTTTGTCGGCTCCGCTCGCTGCAGTGTTTGCTCCGCTGCTGGCGACGTTCAAAGTAATTACCGACAACGCCGATACCATCGTGAACTTCGTCAACAACATGGCGACAGCGATCAACAACCTGGCTGCTGCGCTCGGCAAGCTGCCGACGACGCTGCCGTCGTGGCTGCAGATCAACGGCGGCGTGCCGGATATTCTTGGCGGCGGACAGGTTGACCTTGGCGCGCTCGGCAATCAAGCTGGCGGTGCGCTTTCTGGGGCTGCTGGAGCAATCACTGGCTCGCAAATCGTCATCAACAACAACGGTGTGACGATTACGAGCGGAGCAGACTTGGACGACTTTAGCCAGTCGATTGCTAACGCAATTCGCAACGCTGCCACGCGCGTGAGTCCTCCAGTGTCGAACGGCGGCAACCCAGCTATTGAAGGTACGTTTACGTGAGTAACTTTGCTGGTGTCGTGTTTCAAGCTCTCGAAGACGGCTGGTCTGAGGTTGCTACGTCGTCAGTCAACACGCGCGGCTTTCCTGGCGGCGACGCTGTTGCAATCAGTCTTGGTGGGCAGCGCGAAGTAACGCGCACAGTAACGTTACTGTTTGCGAATCGCGGCGACTGGATCACGTT